GAGGAGGCTTACGAAATTATTCACAAAACTATCTCTGAGATATGCCAGATAATAAACAACAACTAAAAGAGGAGATTGTAAGGCTTACCCAAGAGCGCGAATGGTTGCGCATGGTTGTTGATGCTGACAAGTTGAGATTCAAAGAGACAAAAGAACTGGCTGATAACAAAGAGAAAGAGATTATAGAGTTAGGCGCTAGGAAACTAGATATCATTGGTGTCACAAGGAGTCTGCAAGAAACAAAAAACAAAGTGGAAGAAGAGATAGTTGACGCACGCACAAGACTTAAAGAGTTGACTGAATCCATTCCACCAGTGCAAGAGCGTTTACAAAAAGTTGAGTCGGCTCTCACAACAGTAGAGTCAACTAAAGAAAAAACAGCAGAGCGAGTTAAGGAAATGAAGATGGAGATAGTTGGCCTAAAGAAAGAAAAAGAAGATATAGAAAAACAAAATATACAACTCAACCAGGCTAGGGGGGAGAAAGAGATTAGCCTTGACGAATTAGAAAGAAAGGTGGCTTTAGCTTTGGAGAAGTCTGATATACTTAAAAAACAAGTTGAGGAAATAGAAGAGTCTAAGAGGTTGGCTGAAGAAGAAAACACCAACACATGTAATGAGTTTAAAGATAGGATACTCATCCTAAGGGAAGAACTCACTACCATGGAGAACAGGTACAGTTCTCTAGAATCTAATATCACTCATCTGGAACTTCAAAAAAGTGCCGCAGAGAACGAACTTAAAAAAATAGAACACAAACAAGAAGAAGTCTTGTATGAGTTCCATAAGAATAAGATCAAAAGAGAGAACGAACTTGGTGAAGTAGAGGCACAAATTAAATCACTTTATGCTCAAAAGGCTAAACTAGAATTAGAATATGCCGCACCCACCGGGGAAGATAACAGCACTGATTCAAGATAAGTTTTATCATGGATCTAAAACTGTATCCACAGCAGCCGTAGCTCTAGCCGCAGTTTCCAATGTGGCGCAAATTGGTGTCCTTATCAAAGCTGATCCAGCAAACTCAGGCACAGTTTATATAGGCCACACTGACGTGGTCACTGCCGACACTGTAGCAGCAACAGATGGGTTCCCTCTGAGTGCCGGGGATGCCGTTGTTATACCAATAGAAAATGGAAACTCTGTTTATGCAGTTGCTTCTGGCGCAGGTCAGAAAGTGTTTTGGTTAATCATTTAGTATGTACCCTTTAGGCTATTTCCCATCCCAACCTGGGGGAACTAAATCAATGAAATTCAACGACGATGTGCCGTTGTACTTTGGTACAGATGATGACTACTCAATGCAGTTTGAGACGACAGATGGGAATGGAGAGAGATTTTTATTACAAGGACCTGCTGATGCAGTGATGCATTTATATGAAATGGGACTACATGTTACAAAAACACTAGACTCAGGCTTATCCTCAGACACAGACTATAGCGACGCAGCAGTATGGATTGAAGCCCCAACATCAGGAAGCGACAGTCTAAGACGTTTAGGGCTAACTTCACGATTAGGAGCAGGGTATACAGGTAGTGGCTTCACAACAGCAATGGCATTTGACAATCCAGTAGCAGGAACAAATACAGACTATACGCTTGATACGGCTTTATATGGCTATCGTCCAAGTGGGAACCGTGGTGTAGGTGGATATGCTAGGGGAAACACAGATGGGCACAATGTGGGTATGCTTGCACTGGCTGGCGGTGGTGCGTATAACTACGGAGCGTGGGGTGGTGCAACAGTAAACAAAGCAAATGCGTCTAATATAGGTGGTTTTTTCGTAGCCGATAACGCATCAGCTGGTAGTTACAGAATAGGTCTGTATGCTGCTATTTATAACGCTTCTTCTGCTCCTGTCACTAGTGCCAAAACAGCTTTTCTTGCTGACAATTACGACTCAGCCTCTAACATTATAATAGGTAGACATAATAATACACAGGTCTTCTTGGTTGATTTGAATGGAAACACTGACATGCGACAAGGGCAACGTGTAAATGTAACAGAGGTAACAGACTCAACATATGCAGTAGATAAAAATGATTATCACATTTCAGTTCAATATACTCTTACAGGAACTTGCACAATAACACTTCCAGCAATTGACGCTGGACAGCACAGATTTGTATATCACATAAAAGACGCAGATTATAACGCTAGTGCAAATAATATAACAATCAACCCAACAGGGTCAGATACCATAGACAATGCAGCATCAAAAATAATGGCTGGTGACGGAGACTGCGTAACTGTTGTTTGTAATAACACTACTAAAAATTGGGAAATACAATAATCAAAAACCATGACATACCTTAATCAGTTAAAAAATACATTCACAGGCGATGGTTCGGATAATACCCCCGAAGGTGCGATTATTCGTACTGGTGGAAAACATGCCACCAAGACTATTACATTGTCCGCAAACAATACTTCGGCAAATGTAAATATTTTTCAAATTACAGGCGTGGCTCAAGTCGTATCTATTCATGCCGAAGTGGTGGATGCTACGATATTAACTAACTGCACAGATATCCATTTTGATTTGTGGGACGGAACATTGGCGACAGCATTAACTAAAGCATCGCCAGGTGGCGTGTTGAGTGGTATGGCAGTGGGTACTATGATGATTAAGACTACTGTAGCATCTACGCTGTTGACAGTATTAGATAATGCAACAGCGGCTTTTTATGAGGTAGCAGGTACAAAAGTCCCTCAAGCATTTTATGCTGTCAAAAAAGCAACAGCAGATACGTTTATAAGATTTAATTACACCACTACAGACGCTCCAATCAATGCACAAATTAAAATAGATATTGTGTGGGCAGACATTGATAGTGGAACAATAACAGCAGTTTAGTATGAATACAGAATACGAAAAAACATCAGAAGGAGAAATCTTTGTGAAACAACGCTTCGCTATTGATAACGCTGACTTGGAAGACAAGATAGCTAAACTAGAGGAAGCAGTTGCAAAACTAAAAGAAGACAGAACAGAGCAAGTAGAAAAGCTACGGGTTCAGTTTACAGATGCAATAGATGAACGAGAAGATGAACTCAAAAAATTAAAGAAACTTACTCAAAGGAAAAAATAATATGATTTCCATAGTCACCCCTACCATACGTTACGATCAAGGGGGGCTAGAGCCAATAGAGGAGTCGCTTAGTAGACAGACATTCAAAGATTTTGAATGGCTAGTCGAAAAGCACGATCCCCAGCAGCCACCTGATTTCAACGCAGCGATGAATCGCCTAATCAAAAAAGCTCAGGGCGAGCTCATTGTGTCTCTTCAAGATTTTATAACAATACAAGACGATGGTCTTGATCAATTTTGGGATGCTTATCTAAGGTATCCCAATTCTTTTTTTACAGCACCAGTGAGAATAGCTGGGAAGTACGACTGGAGAAGATACCGCGACAATTATGACCAGTGTAACTTCATGGAATGGGAGATCGATTGGGGTGCCGCTCCAAAAGAAGCCTTGACAAACATAGGGGGTTTTGATGAGGAGCTCGATAAATACTGGGGTTTCGATAATGTGAATGTAGGGCTACGTGCGGTACAATATAATTACGACATACGTTGTTTACCAAATAATGTTGCGGATGCTGTAGATCATAATGCGCATATACACCATCCGTACCAAAAACTTCGTAACCCTGACTTCCATAACGAAAGACTGGATGACATCAGGCATGGTCTTGTTCTTAATTATCTAAGCTAAAATTATGGCTAGAGAATCCGAAATGAGAGATGGCTTTAACAAATGTTTCGTAGACAACGGAGACGGAACATTTAGCCTTCGAACTGACGCGACCATTCAGGTTGGCGCAGTAGAGATCGGTTCCATTGATGGAACCGGGACTCAAGATAGCCCAGTAGACGACAAAGGTTTGCAGGCTGTTCTTGAGGCAAAATCCTATGATGGATCTGCATTACCAAACGCAGTAGGGGAAGGTGACGCAGTCCGGCAAGCGGGTACGCCCTCTGGTGTTGCTTATGCATTTCTATCAAACCCAGATGGCTCAGACTCACCAATGGTGAATGAAGACGCTGCAACACAATCTGGACAGGAAACACTTTTGACAAGTGGTACAGTTGCAGATGTAGACGGTTCTGCATTTCCAACACTTGCTGATACAGAAGGTGACGCAGTAACAGCAGCACGTTCACAACAGGGTGTAACCTATGTACACGCAGTAGATGATGACGGTGTGCCTCCATATGGATATACAACAGTTGCAGAAGAAGCAACTGCAACAGACGGTACATTCAACTACTACATAAACATGACCGATAGAAAGTACTTCAGTGTTCAACTTGAAAATGTAAGTGGTGGCTCTGGTACAGCGACATTCAAGGTATACGCAAGCAATGATGGAGACTCAACACCTCCAAGTGCAGCTCTCTACACTGATGTAACAATGCAATGGTTTGGACAGGCTTCATTTGTAAATGAAAGTGCATGGCTAGAAAAAGACACGCCAACACCTTGCCGATATATCAAAATGGAAATGATTGCTAGCACTGGTGGTGCTAATGACGCTGCTTGGGACATTTATACTTACGTAACTAAATAAATATGCCATCAACAAGCGACTTAGGAACAAAAGTATACGCAGTCTATAGGGCTGACGGTGCTATTCCTCAAACATCACAAGACCCAATCTTCACAGTATCTGGAAATGTACTTGTTACAAACATTGTTGGGACTGTGGGGACAGTTATACAGACACAATCTTGTATAACAAAACTAACAGCTAATCCTACAACAGGAGCAGACGTTGACCTTTGTACAGCATTAAACATTACAGGAGACGCTAGCGGAACGATGTATAGTATTACAGGAACTTTGGCTGATGCATTGGTAGAAAACACATCAGGAGCTTTTACTGCTCAAGCACAAGGAGTAGTAGTAGCAGACGGAACAATTGACTACGGGACAACTGCAAGCAATACAGGAACTATCCAATGGTCATTACACTATATCCCATTAACAGCGGGTGCTTACGTAGTAGCAGCTTAATCTAAAACCCTATGGCATCAACACACTGTGTAGACTACGAATCGTCATCTGGTCAGTGGCATGGCAAAGGGGGCGTATACAGCTTATCAACGTCATTCTCTGTTCAGTTTTGGGTGAAACTAGAGACACTTCAAGACCAACCATTCGTGCATAAGTTTGATGCAAGTAATGGTTATTATTGTTTCGCACAGACTACAGGTGCTGATTTCCATATTAGATATAGGTCAGCAGGAGACATGTCCTCATTTTATGTAGCCAATTTTTTCACCGCTGGTGATGTGGGGGAATGGGTGCATTGTTCGTGGTCTGTAAACGTAGGAGCTGCAACAGCAACTTGTTACAAAAACGGTGTTTCTCAATCTGTAACTACTCTAACATCAGCCGCAACAACTATTGGGACTAACACCGCATTATTCCGTGTTGCATTTGATAGTGGCACATCGTTCTATGACGGAAGAATGAGCAACTTACGCATCTGGTCAAAGGAATTATCACCTACTGATGTTGACGATAATTGGGATATAGAGATTGAGGACACCCCTGCAAACTTAGTGGGGAACTTTCCGTTCAACAGTAACGCAACAGACACAATAGCTTCAGTAGCTCTTACTTCGTTTGGTTCCCCAACGTTTGTAGAAGATGTACCGACTTTTGGTGGTGGTGGAGCCTCTAGTAAATCAATCTGCATGAGCAGTTATTACTACAGGTAATATGAACTCAGAAGATAAACAACAAGACGTAAACATTGCGGTAATGTCTATTCGCATGAAACATATAGAAGAATCCATCACGGATATTAAATCTATGGTCAACGCAATCAGGAACGAACAAAAATCAGAGCACAAGGAGATATGGACAGAGGTAGAATCCCTGAAACTTTTTAAGACCAAAGTGACAGCCTATGCAACACTAGGCTCGCTTATCGGTGGTGGAATCGTAACAATTATAAGCAAGCTTATTTCACTTTATAGCTAATAGTCTATGAAACTAAGATGCCCTATCCCTACAACCTACCTAAACAATGGGAAAATCTGTGTGGTGAACCAGATGTTTGGGGAGAATAAGAATCAACTATTCTACGGACCGGAAGGGCATCGAGGTTTAGACCTCCATACAACTGGGAGTGTGAAATTCAAGCGCTACAAACAGAAGTACTCTGAGGGCAAGTGGACAGGAAGTTGGTTAGCAGAACCACGGACGCCTCTTGAGAAGCTAGGGAGAATACCGATCCACGCTGCTCATAACGGGACTATAGGTTTAGTGCTTAACAAAGATAAAGAAGCTCAGGGTTGGGGATTATTTGTGACAGCAGAACCAGAAGGGACTAAGCAATACCGCACGCTTTATTGGCACATAGAATCTCCTTGGAGATCTCTTTCTGCTTTCATAGGGGCGGTGATTAGCACTGTTATTAGACGAAAAGTGTACGCTGGATCACCAGTAGCTATTGGTGGAAACAATGGTATGAGCACAGGCCCACACTTGCATTTCTCATTAGATGTGAGAGAGCAGGACAGAAATGGTAAGTGGGGGTCATGGGTGAGAGTTGACCCAATGCCCTATTTTGGAGCAAAGGACGTCGTGTTCCAAAGGCTGTATACTATGGGTAGTGGTGATTACTACCACGAGGGCAAAAAAATAACGCTTAAAAAAGCAAAAGAAATTTTAAATCTATTACCTAAAGTAATATATGAAAAACCTACTGAGTAAATTGAATGGTAAGAAGTCTTATATAGTAGCTGCGGCAACCGTAGCATATGCATTAGTGGTCGTCGGCTGGGGTACAGGCGATTGGGCAACTGCATCTGAATTGGTTTTAGCGGCTCTTGGACTAGCCAGCCTTAGACATGGTGTCGCTAAAACCTAACTACTCGCTTCACCGTCGTCTTTGGACGTCGTAGCGCATGGAGCCAACGTACAGGCGTGTCTGCGCGGTAACCTTGGGGGGCGCCAAGCGGGTTTTCTAGAGCTATGTGTCGGGCGTCTGTGTGTGGGTGGTGGCTTCCATACTCAGCGCCCACCAGATAACTTTATATTATGAATAAATCTGAGCTAGAAACACAAATCGGGTATCGCATTCGAACCAAAAGTCGTAATGCTATTACCTCCACAGAAATAACCACTGAGCTCAATAGGTCATTAGCGAGATTAAACTCGATGGTGGATCTTCGTGATGCTCAGAAAACTACTACAATAGCTTTCACTGGTGACGGAAGCTACAGTTTACCAAGCGACTTTAAGTCTGCTGAGATGGTGTATGACAGGGTTAACAACATCCACTATAAGCAAGTGAGTCCTATTGGAAGAATACTTTCAGAAGATGCAGGTGAATATACCTACAGTCTTGTAGGATCTGCTATAGAGATTGAAAGCGCTTCAAGTAGTGCAACCATAACCTTGGTGTACTACTCAACTCACGATGCTAAAACATCTCTGGGTGTTACACAAAAAGGATTGTCTGCTAGTACTGATGAACCATTACTTTCAAACAGATTCCACGATTACTTTGTGGAGGACACATCGTCAGTTCTTTTCAGGAAACAACGCAAGTATGATGACTATGGTGTAGCAAAAAGCGAAGCTAAGAGACTACTAGAAGCAATTGAACGAGATAACATTACTCATGAGGAAACGGTAGTTGAAGTCTTCAGCCCGTACTCTGAATCTTACGAATAATATGGAAGGTACCTTCGCCCCAGTTGTCCTAAGCAAGTTCTCAGGGGGACTGGTAACTGCTAGAGAGGCAGACTCACTCCGAATGAACGAGAGCCCTGACCTACAAAACGTGATCTTCGATGGCCAGGGCAGTTTTAAGATACGCCGAGGTTTCCAAATTTTAGGTACTCGGGACGACACCACTGGGGATATCATTACCATGTGGAACTTCCGAAGACCAATATCAAATGACAATATTTTAGTCAGGCAAAATGATAGTGACCAAACACTAGAGTACTACCACACAGGGACAGGGGCGTGGGAAGCAGTGCCTATTGTCGGTTCACTAACCGCTAATCTTAAACTAGGATATGCTGAATACACTTCTACTACTGACGTTGTCGATTATCTCTATTACTGCGACGGGTCTATTAACCTGCAGCGCTGGAATGGTGGCCACACGATCCTCGACGGCGCGCTGTCGGGAGGGGAGGGAACAGTTACGGTCGATAGTACTTCGGGCTTCAATGCTTCTGGGTCTATCGATATTGGTGGTAGCACTGTTACCTACTCTGGTAAAACTAGTACAACTTTTACAGGATGCTCTGGTACTCCAGCCGCGTCAGATAACGCTCCTGTTGAACAAGTAGCAGACGACTTCGCAGCAAGTTCCGGAACTAAACCAAAGGGGAATGTGCTCGCAGTATTTCAACGCCAGCTAGTGGTTGGCGTTAATCAGTTTGTTTACTTTAGTGATACAAATGACTTCACTGACTGGGGCACCGGGCTCTACACAGCGACAGGATTGGTGGGTGGAAATGCAACAGCTCTACAAGTAAAAGATAAGAAGCTCATCGCTTACACTACCAATACAATTGATGCTATTGATATTGAATTTAAGGACGATCTGTCTGGATTCCAGGTGCGACAGGAGAGTATCGAAGACACCCCTCTATATGGGGCGAAGAACTTCATCGGGGTTGCACGTGCAGATGGTGAGTTATTTCATGTGAGTGCTGATAATGCGATTAGAAGAGTAGTGCGTAGTAGCGTGACTACTTTGTTTGATACAGGGAGTATCTGTAAAAATATCTACCAAGGGCTATTAGAGAAGTACACCCTTGACAATGCGGCAATGGTTTTCTTTAAAAATAAGCTCTATATCGCATGCCAATCGCCCGAAGGGAGCATCAATGATACAGTACTAGTATATGATTTTGAACGTGCTCAAGAGAACGAGAGCCAAGAAGCATGGAGTAAATGGTCTTTATACGTAGGTTGCTGGGCAGTTTATGGTGGTGAACTCCACTTCGGAAGTAGCGCAGACGCTAACGTGTATCGAATGTTTACTGATGCCACTACAGGTAATGATCTTTTAACTGATAACGGGAGCCCAGTTGCTTGGTACTACAAAACACCACAGTTAGATTTTGGAAAGCCAGAGTTGCGACACGCAGTGGTGAAGGTAATTGAACGTGGGTTTGTGAGTACAAGTAATGAGATTAGCTACCAATTACTCATGGACTACGGGACTGAGGTAAGTAGCACATTGATACTAGACGGAGCGGACGAAGATTATGTAAGCACCCCAGCTATAATCTCAATGGGAGACGAAGCATTCGGGGAATCCGCGCTAGCAGATGGTGAAGATCCATTTGAAGGGGAGTACCCGTTCACCTATCCGGATGAGTATGGTGAGTACCATGCATATAATACACAGCTAAAAATCAGCGGTAGTACTGCTGAAGCAAAATATAAACATACACGCAGCATTCTCTACGTAGAGATGCAAGCTGATGACATGACTATTTAACACTAACCTATGGCAAGTTCACTTCCAATTACAAAGGGTAAAGGTCGGCTAACGCAGGCCATTACCGCATCGAGTACCACCATCTCGTTTGCACCAATAGACACAGACCGAGCACTCACTTCAGTAACGATGAGTAACTTTGGTGATGTAGGTTACGCAACAGTTAACCCTAAAGGTAAAGCTGCTAACTTCATGGTAGTAAAATTTGAAAGCTGGAGCGTAGCTTCTGGCGTTATTACTCTTGGGACACTTACTCCAATGGCACTTGAAGGTGCTGATTCTAGTGTGGCTATTAAAGAGTTCAACGCTGGTACCGACATTGCAATTACAAACAACCACAACTGGTTGAATAACTTCATGGACCTAGGCAGCGCGCAGACTGTAGCTGGTGTTAAGACGTTCAGTTCACTTCCAGCTACAACTGCAGGAAACCCAGTAGCAGACAATGATATAGCAAGAAAGGCTTACGTAGATGCAACAGCAACAGGTACAACTAACATAGACAGAACTGTGGTAGCAGGTAACGCAGGAGAAACAGTGGCAGCAGGTGAGCTACTATATTTTGATACAGGAGCAAACAACGAGTGGATGCTAGCAGATGCAGACACAGCCTCAACAGTAGAGAATGTGATCCTCGGTATTGCTCAAGGAGCAGGTACAGATGGTGCAGCTATTACTGGAGGAATTTTGATAAAAGGATTAGATAGCAACCAAACAGGAATGACGGCAGGGGATGTCATGTACGCAAGTGACACAGCAGGTGCTATAGCAAGTAGCGCAGGAACAAAAGAAGTAGCGGTTGGTGCGGCTAAGAGTGCAACTGAGCTCTACTTCTCACCTAGATTTCCACAACAACTAACAGAAGATGAACAAGACGCGCTAGTAGGAACCTCAGGAACACCAAGTGCAAGTAATAAGTTCGTGACAGCAGATGACGCTACAACAGCTAAGACAGCAAGTAAGATAGCAAGACGAGACGCAAATGGTGACGTACTTGTCACCACTACCCCAACAAGCGGAGACGCTGCCGCTAGTAAGACCTATGTAGATAACCAGACTGTTGACGGGTCTATGGTAGTAGGAACTGATACAGCAGCCACATACTTCTCTTGGCAGTCAAAAATTACTTCAAGTATGTTGTCTGCAAATGTGAACTATACATTGAGTGAGCTCGGTTCTTATGCGTTTTTTGACAATGACGCAGCTGGCGCAGCCATGGCTCAGTTTGAGATTATGGGGAATGGAACAAATAACAATTTTGTATCAACTTCAGGCAAGGACTTACGTGTTAAATTCAGAGCGAGAGTGGTGTTCGGTACTGCTGATAGTAGTACCATAGGTTTTGGGATAGGTTCTGATGCAGGTATCTGGACAGTAGCATCATCAACTACCACAAGTAATCGTATTGGGTTTCTCTTTACTGATGACGGGACCGTAGAGGCGGTTAACACACAAGCTTCTACCGGAAAAGAGTCCACGGATATCTCAGGATCAGTTACAGAAACAAACTGGAATATCTATGAAATAGTCTGGACAGTTGGAACGAGCGTCAAGTTCTATGTTAATGGCACACTTCTTGCAACTCACACAACCAATATGCCAGTGAACTCAGTTGATGAATTTAGCGTCGGTGGTGACACTGGGGCTGGGAACGATATTTATTTGAGCCCAGTTGCTTTCTCAATAGAACAATAATACATAACATATGGCTACAGCTGACGAAATACTACAACAAGCCCGAGCTGGTGGGCTGAACCCATTTACTGGGCAGACTACTAACCCTAGTAGTTTTGCTGCAACCACACAGGCGGACTACCAGGCTTCCTTAGACCGTCGTCCTCAGGCTGTAGCACCAGTAGTAGGTGGGATCAAAGCACTCCAGAACTTCACACCAAGAGAACAGGCACTCCAAGCAAATGGGATGTCTTTAGAACAAATCAAAGCACTCCGAGAACAGAACGGTATCACCGCCGACAGTAACCAATTGACTAGTGGTAGTATCCGACAGTCACCAGGGCTATCAACGTTTGACGAGGCATTACAACAGATACAAAGCCAGTTTCAGCAGGGCTTAACCCCACAAGAACAGGCGCAGATCAAAGCTGATGTTGCTGCACAATTTGCACCAAGGATCCGTGAACAAGAACGAGTCAACCAATTGAGGGAATCTCTATTCGGAGCACAGGCAGCTGCATCTGGAGCGTCTGCTTTTGGAGCAACCACACCAGGTGCAGGGATGCTCGAACGTACGGGGCAATTGAATGTAGCTCAAAGAAGTGCAGACCTTATGAATGAACTATCACGATTACAGTCAGCAGAAGAAAACGCTAGAATTGCAGCCGCTCAGTCTGTAAACTTCAAACAAAAAGAAGACTTCATCCAGATGGCAAACCAACTTAGAGACCAGCAACTACAGGAGTTGGACTTATTTGCACGACAAGGTGCAGCATCTAGGAGTGAGCAACGTGATATAGGAGAACAACAGCGTGCAGCCGCGCAAGATGTACTTGGTAGAATAGAGCAACTATCCCCTGAAGAAATCTCAGGACTAGGAAACTTAGCTCAAATAGAGAAGGATGCAGGACTACCGCTTGGATATATTAAAGGGTACATGAACAGCAGAAAACAAGCAGAGGTCGCAGCTAGCGCTAAGCCTGATCTCCAAGTAGTACAATCCGGCGGAGGCATCTGGACATTTGATAAGAATACCGGGGAATACACAACCTTCCTGGAGCCTATTAGCAAAACCACTCCACCAGGTGGACCACAAGCCCCCCCAACACCCCCAGAGACAACGCAAATAAACCCTGTTGTAGAGGCAGCCACAGCCCTCAACCAACTGAAACAGGAGGGTGGATTCAATGATTTTTATTATGGGATTGAACTTAGGGGGCTTGCGGAGGACTTCGGGATTGCTCCCGGTTCTCCTGAATTTAATCAACTCCAATCAGTGCTAAATCAAGAGCTCTCGAGGCTGGAGGGTGGGACTGGTGGTGAGTTTGACGCATCTTCTGCGAGTGATTTCCAGACTGAATCCCCAACTGTTATAGACAGACTCGGTGGACTCGGGGTATTAGAAGGAAAGGTGCCACAATTCAGAGGAGGTGGCACACAAATCTTCAAAGGAAACACAGCAACATTCAACCTCCCATTCTAAAAATAAACTATGCCTTACGTACCAAGAGCACAGAGGCTCGGTAAGGAGCCAACCAAAAAAGCAGTCACACAAACTGCTTCTTCTGGATATGTACCCCGCGCGCAGCGACTAGGTTCTACCCCCTCAAAGACAACCACCACCGCACCAAAACCAAAACTAAACGAACTCGAGGGTTTAAAACTTTTTGCGGAACAAAAAGGTGTCGAGGTACCAAAAGAGAAAAAACCAGGGCTTTTTACTAGGGCAATGGATATCTTATCTAGGCCTGTCTATGCCTCAGCAGGTGCTGCTAAAGCTATCCTTCAGCCTGAATTAAAAGAAAACCCACTCATGGAAGCATGGAAGGGGCTAAAGGGTGAGGATAAAGAGACGTATAGTGACGTGCTCGCTGGTATTGGTGTAGAGAATAAATGGGTTAAAGGCGGTGTTGGTTTTGCGCTTGATGTTGCTCTAGACCCAACAACATATTTTGGAGGAGCAATAGTCAAAGGTGCTCTTAAGGGGGCCAAGACTGCGGGAAAAACAGGGCTAGAAGTATCACGTGCTATTAGACCAACCACTGTGGCCAAACTAGAGACAGCAGGGAAAAGTTTAAAAGACGCACTTGGTACAGCGTTTGATGTGCACTATGGGCTTACGAAGAAAGGGGGAGAAACTGTGGCTGATGAGCTAGCGAGATTTGTAAATAAAACAGGGATTTCAAAGGAGGCTATAGTCACCTCTAATTTTAAAGCCCTAAACATTTTTGATAAGAAGACAATTGGTGAGGCTGCTGATGTAATGTTCAAGAACAAAAGTATAGAAAGAAACATACGAGAAGGCGCAAAAGGACTTAAATTCATAAAGCCAGAGGGTGACGTGGCTAAGGCTGTTGGTGTGATGAAGGAAATTGGAAAACGTATTGGGGCTAAAACTGGTATCCCAGAAGAAAAACTATTCGAGAACTACATACCATCTCTCCTAAAAGAGCGACTACCCGGTGTTAAGAAGGGGTTAGAAGTAGGAAAAGAGGGGTACCTAAAGAAATTCATGGATAAAATAGAAGAGAAAGCATTACTTAAGAAACCTATTGAAGCTTATTCTCGACGTGAATTTGAAGTAGTGAGAGACAATTTAGCAAGAGACACCATGCAGGGCGTCATCCAGACCTTTGGTAAAGCAAAGAATGCTTTTAAGACCGTTCAAGAGGCATCCGAGGCTGGGTACAAATTGGTTAAAGATAAGAAGTTTGGAAAAACCCTGGGTTATCTGAAAGAAAATGATTGGAAATATCTCAATAATGTTATGTTTCCTGAAATGAAAACCATTGATCTCCTTGCAAAAGCTACTGGGTACGATGGGGCAACAAGACTTTTTAAGACTGCCGTAACCGCGTACTTCCCAGCTTTTCATGTTAGGAACTTTATATCAGGTAATGTGCAGAACTACTCCGTCCTTGGTGCTGAGGCACTTAATCCAAAAAATATCCATAACGGACTTGGAATCATTAAAGGGGTTGATAAAACACTCACCTTCCCTAAATGGACGGGGACTGGTAAGGAGTTAAACAAAATTCTACAAGAAAACTTTGGTGGTGCTTCAAGATATATATCAGATCTTGGAAATTATATAGACGATCTAGGTGCCAAAGGTTTTTCACCAAACAAACTCACGGGCAAGCTAAACCCAAAACAAGTGGGGAACTTCATAGAACAGTGGCAGAAGGCCACCGCAGTGAGCACAGCTCTAAAACAGGGGAAAACAATGCAGGAGGCTATCAAGTTAGCAGAGAAAGCAGGATTTGATTATTCAAAGATCACACAATTCGAATCAAAAGTACTTAGAAGGATGATTCCTTTCTATACTTTTGCTCGCAAAAATGCAGAACTACAACTTAGTACTGCAATGAAAAATCCTGAACGCATTCTGAATCAAATCAAATTCACTAAGGCATTGGGCAACATCTTTGGTGGGAAACCAACCGAGGACGACCTTAAGGGGCTGCCGCCTTGGGCGCTTAACGGACTTGGTTTTAAAGTTTCAGGTAGTAGGTTCCTAACTCAATTTGGGTTGCCAGTGGAAGAGTTCACAAATAGAATTGATGCGCCAGGACAGACGACTTTGAGTGCTCTTAATCCTCTAATCAAATATCCAGCAGAAGCTAAACTTGGTTTTGATTTCTTTAGAGAGAAGAAAATTATTGATATAGATACTATAGCACCGGCGACAGGCGAACTCATACTCAATAAAGCTCCGAAGGTTTTGCGAGATATACTCAACGTCAAGAAAACTGAGACACCTTTTGGAACTAAGTATTATGCTTCACCCCAGGCTCTCCATGTTCTGCGAAACTTACCAACAGCCCGACTACAAAACACACTAGAGAAAATGTTTGATGGTGATATGAATAAGGTTGATAAGTGGCTGGCGTTCCTAACTGGTGCGAGGATTTACGACATAAACTTAGAAGAACAAAAATACTTTACTGAAAGAGATTTGAAAACAGAAATAGAAAACCAGCTCCTCAAGCGTGGGGATATAAAGGAGGGTAAGTATTTGTTTGAAGCAAAATAATCAAGTACCACCGTAATAGTAAGCATCACCGTCACGAGTACTGGCGGTGTTTGTTTTTGGGGACAGTGAAGAACCCCACAGGAAAACCAGGGCCAGCACCACAAGGCCCCAAAAAACTTCTTTAGATGTCATATTTGTCATCATATATATTTATACCATTGATTCATGTGTTCGTTTTCGAGTACTCTCTTAGCGATTGTATCAGCTTCATTATATAGTTTATGCACTTCGAACATTTGCATTTCTCTGCTAAGAAAATGCTCTTTTGTAATATAGTGATCCCTGATAAATCTATTTGATTCATACTCTATTTCGAGTTTGTTTTTTAACTCCTCTATTCTTTTTAAAATTGAACCAAGCCTCTTTCTATGGTTGTAATTTGCCCCCATATTTTTTAACTTTGCTGATTAAAAAAGTGCTGTTTGTTTTAGTTGTTTTTGTGCATAGTCTATTCTGGCTTTTGCTATTTTTATGTACTCCTCGTCCATCTCTATTCCTATGAAATCAAATCCTTCTAGCACGCAAGCCTTGCCTGTGCTTCCGCTTCCCATAAATGGGTCGAGGCATATCCCATTTGGGGGTGTTACTAGTCTGACAAGGTATTGCATGAGTTTAGTAGGTTTCACAGTTGGATGGAAATTCTGTTTTTTTGTTGCGGTTTCGGGGTCGTGTTCTTTTACTCCAATTCCATTGCCCATTGTCGGACTAAATTTCTCCTCAAAATCATCAAGCCCCTCGTTCCTATCACGTTTTGAAGCTTTACTGCAATAAAAAAATCTTGCTGCTGAGCCTTGGTCTCCGTAATACATTGTGCCTTGATTTTCTGTCTTGCTTGTTAATAGACTGTTTCCCCTGTAGACACCCCCGTTTGCAGATTTTCTAAACCCAGCTTTCGCACTCTTCGTTTGAGGAAACAAACTCACTACCTCATCGCTTCCGTCGTGGCAAAAATTAGCGGGGAATCTACCTGTGTGTGTTTCTTGTTTCTCGCCAATACTCGCATTAAAGTTACTCGCCCCACTTCTACCCGCTCGCCCTGTTTCTATTTGCTCGTTACTCTCCACCCTACACCCATCTATGTTAATCCCTCCCGTACCATGTTCTAGTACGTTAGCTGCTATGTTTTTTTCTGATAGGGGTTTTCTGGCAAGGGTTATTGGCTCCAAAGCTGGTTTTAATGCAGTACCCCATCCTTCCCATGGTGAGTTACCTTTGTCTGGTAATGCGTGGACTGTTTCTCCATATCGTCCATTCTTATCCCCATGACCTTTGCATGATTCCCCTTTGTTTGTCCACTCACAGTCCACACTTGAGCTAGAAACCTCCCTCTCATTCCCCTGCATCTTATCAACTACCTTTCCTATGTTATGAGATTTCGGGAATCCTGAGCCGTACACCCAAGCTATCATATCTCTTATCTCAAATCCTGCGTCCTCTATGTTTACAGCCATTCTGTGTTGAGTTCTAGTACCTGCAAATGCTAGTAAGTGCCCCCCTGGTTTTAGCACTCGCAAACATTCTCGCCATATTTCTTTTGATGGTACATCGTAATCCCATTTTTTACCCATAAAAGATAAGCCATACGGGGGGTCGGTTACGATTGAGTCAATTGAGTTCTCCTCCAAATCTTTTAGATTATCTAAACAATTGCCGTGTATAAGCTCCATGTTTTTTAACTTTGCTGATTAAAAAAATCTTGCTGCTGAGCCGCCGTTGTCGTCGTGCCCTCTCACTGTGTCCGTCCCTTCTTTTATATTACCCTGTAAATCTGCAATGCCCCCATGTCTTCCTGAATGTTGCAATCCTCTTTTTGTGGTTCTGGACCTCCAACACCATCAAAAGTAGAAGTTGATATGGGCGATTCTACTTTTGGTACCTCAACTACAATATTTTGATTACCCCCATCAAAAAGAGCCGTTTGTTTATCCAGTACTATAAAGGCGACAACAAGCATTGTTATCATGACAAGACTATCGAGCCAACCTCCGTAGTTTTTTCCTTTCATGTTCCCCATTAAATCTTTCTCACCAGTTTCGTTGTGTAAAATCTGTAACACGTCGTAATCCCACTTCTTGCCCATAAATGATAAGCCATACGGGGGGTCGGTTACGATTGAGTCAATTGAGTTCTCCTCTAACTCTTTTAGTTTATCTAAACAATTGCCGTGTATAAGCTCCATGTTTTTTAACTTTGCTGATTAAAAAGGGGGTATTTGATTAGTAGTTCCCCTTCTACTTCTTTTTTCAATGAACACCGCCATTCTCCGTTGAGATTATTGTGACGTTTCCGTCTTTGTTCTCAATGGTTATGTACGTAGCAATTGCACACTCTGAACAGAATGCCCTCCGTATTCTGCATTTGCCTACTGTCACTCCAGAAGAAAATTCATGTTCTGTATACTCTTCACAGCACCAGCATAGCAACATGTCACTCCTCCAAGTAGACCACTAGTTTGCCACAGTAGAGACCCCGGTACTCGTAGAAGTACCTACGAATACCATCGATCCCAATCAAGTAATCTTCATTCATCTTCCCTCTGAAGAAGAAGTAGTGAGTACACAAGCACTTTCCACAGTAGCGTTTAAGTCTTGTGGGAGGTAAGAGTGTCATCACAATCCTCCATCAAATCGCCGATGCCAGAGATGGCAAAGTACTCTTCTTCAGAATACTCCACCTCATGCACGTTCTGGCAGATGAGGCACCGCAGAAAGATGTTGGCAACACCTTCCCTGACAGTTGACTTCAGGTGCTTGTGCACCGAAGGCCTCTTGCCACAACAAAACATCATGGTATACCCATGCTGATGGTAGACTCTTTTCATTTCTTTTCTCCTGTTGTCAAAAGTACGAACACCACGACGATTGCACCAGCCAGTATTATTTGGTCTTGATACTGGTTAATGAAATCTACCAATCTCG